AATCTTCTACCTCAGTTTGTAGTTCTGCAAGTTCTTGTTTAAGGCGTTTACGTTCCTTAGACAATTCCATAGCTAATTTAGTAGCTCTGCCTGATCTACTGTCTTCTAAATATTCTTCTTTGACTATATCGTCATCGGTCATCCTAATCTCCAAAGTCGAACAAACTAGAGAATGTGTTGTGTTGCTTTGTATCTTCTAGTGGATAGTTTAGCACACCAATTAAGTTGTCTAGTTTATTGTCAATAATAGTTTCAGCCATTGCTGCATCATCAAACGGAAGTTCTTTGAACCATTCGGGCAAGCGCAATTGATCCGTCGGATATGCAACACTTGTATAACCTAATGGATTCTGTTTGAGTTTGCACACAATAACTTTCATACCATCTACAATCTCTTGCGAATACTTGTCACCATTCATACGCTTGAGTGTGTTCCAGTTGATGCTTGCTCTTACGTGTCCAGGCATATTTGCTTTGCCTTGCTTTTCTTCAAGACGTTGATAGTGTCCAATCTTGTTAGCACGTTTAGGCGAACCTTTTTCAAAACCAGGACGCTGTTCAAACTCCTTGCGGAACTCTGTAATACGTTCGAGTACATCTGCTTGTGGAACATCAGTAAGTACCATAAGCAATAGTTCACTCAAAAACTTCTGCATAAACACAGGAGTATCTGACCTACGCAAGTCTAAGCCCATAGCTTTTACTTTGCCTGGTTTACCGTCTACATCTGTTCTAAAGCCTTCGTTGTCAATCACAAGTGCGGCATAACGCTTCTTAGTAATATACAGGCCTGATTGTGCAACAATTTCTCTACCTGCTGCAATAACATCGCTTCTTGTCTTTGGACAGTGAAATGCTCGCAACATAAAGTCTGGGAAAGTTGTGTTTGCTTGTTCGCAAACCTGGTCCATCAGTGTAATACATTTTTCTTTAGACCATTCAAGATTACCTGCTTCAACATCTTCTTTAACCATTGGCCAAGCACTAAAGTAGCAAGAGTCTGTGTCACCGTATATCATTGCTTTACCTACGTGATCATATTCACCTGTAATACAATTGTTTACTTCAGCACTCATATGCTTAACAATAGTTCTACCACTCAGTGTGGTTGACTGTCCTATACGTTTGTCAAAAAATCTACAGCCAGGATTAAGAATGGCCCCATAAAGAGAGTTAAGATTAATTTTTTTAACAAGTTGCCGTTTGTCCCAATATTCAATTTCTGCCTCGTTTCCTGCATCTTTTGCTTTCTTTAGCATTTTCTGCATATCTTTACGTTCAGCATACCAACGCTTTAGGATACCTGGAATAACACCTTCAAACTCTGTTGTAAAGATAGTACCGTTTGCACTGAGCATCCACGGCATTTGACTGTCAAAGATAAGTTGATAAATCTCTGCACCACTTAGTACGTCCGAGCGTCCATCTTCCCAATCAACTGTAAGTGCAACATCTTTACGTTGTTCCATTACAGCTTCATATTCTTCAGTTGCAAAACGTCCTTCCCAACTACCTGCAAATGACTTCTTTTTAAGTGTCATATCTTCGTGTACGCGAGCTTCTGTAATTTCAGGACGTATTTGTCCTACAATAGTTTCCGGAGCCATATTCAACGCACGAATCACTGACGGATACAGTGAGTTCAAGTCCATTGAAGCAATCCATTTATGCAAGCCTTTTTTAGGAAATGCAACATACGCACCTGCTGCCTGTGTGCTTTCTGTGTCGTCACGCTTAGGGCGATTAGGAACACGTAAGTCTCTGTTGTGTGCTTCGTTGATGATACCTTGCTCAGTAACAGCAACAGCACCCATAGTGGTCTGTAGCAACACAGTATTTTCGTGTGCAATTGAATTACTAAGATCGATAAATCTTAGTTTTTTGTCCAGCTTGTCCAGTAGTGCGGTATCTTGTATGTTGTATTCGATGAACTTTCTAAAGTCATTGTTGTACAACTGATCCAAAGTGCCTTCATAAGGAACTTTGTTCTCACCAACTTCGATCTCACCAATAGCATCAAGCCTATAGCTGTGTCTTTCTTCATATGTGTATTTACGATATAATTCCAAACTATCTAAATGCACTCTACCTATTAGGTCAAAGGTAACAGCTGATTTCCCATACTTTTCATATTCACGTTTCTTGGGCAACTGTCCCCACAAGCAAAAACGTCTTGTATCGTCTTTTGATAACACACGACTGGTTCTGTTTACAGTGTAGGGAATATCATAACCTTCACTGTTCCAACCTGACAAAATATCAGCATCTTCGATTAGTGTTAAGAACGTGTCAATCATATCACCTTCACGCTCGAATAGCATTACATTTTCTATGCCTTCTAGTTCTGCTTTTGCTTGTTCCATTGTAAGTGTTTTTGGCGGAACAGCAAGACACACCATTGTTTCTAACCATTGCAAATATACAGAGATAGATGTAATTGGCATAAATGGATCTGCTGGATCAGCAAACCCACGCTCTGGATCAAAGTCTGTCTCAATATCAAAGAACGCAATGTTTAGTTTAGGTGCATCTTGATTTAAATAGTGTTCACTCAAACACTGAAAGATTGGATTGATATCGCTTTCAAACAAGTTTTTGCTTTTGTTTATAGCAACTTCTTTGCGAAAGTCTTTTGTATTCTTACACACAATACGTGTAAGTGGATCCCCGTACACACTTTTGTACTTGCCCTTAGGATCTTCATAGTAAAAAGTATATTTTGCTTGATATTCTTGATAGTGTCTTTTGCCGTCACGGCGCTCAACTACACGGATAATATCTTGATCGCGATCAAACATCGCATCTACGTATGGCATTCATTTCTCCTCGTTGCTTTTGGCCAACCTAACCATCTACTTGCCTCTTGGGCGATTATAGCATTAATCCTGCTACATATATTATAGTTAGTCCTGTATTCATCACGACTAAACTTTTTTCTTTCCATAGCACACCTATTAGTGTCCATAGACTATTACTAATAATAAATGCGTATATGTATAAAGGATGAATATTGAAGGCGGCTAACATTGCTGCTGATAACAATGCTGCCGTACTAAACCAGGCTAACCATTGATATGGCTTTTTATCAGTCGAGTCTATGTTCATCAATGTACTTCATCATTCTTTTTCTGTAACGTCCACGTTTGAAACTATTGTAACAATCTATCAAAGTTTTAGGGACATATTCGTTATAACTGTGTGTTTTGTATGCAACACAATTTATAAAAATACTTCTACTTTTATCTATAGGGTCATACAATTTTGATCCATCAAATCTAATTAGCTTTACCTTTTCGTCAGTATTAAATTTATAATAACACATTTCATCTCCAATTTCAAGATCAATTGTGTTACAATTCTTTTTAAATTTAAATGCAGGACGCACTGGTCTTGCCCAGTTACTAATATCAAAAGATCCTGACAGTCCTAGCACATTATTTGTAAAACCGTTTTCGTGATAGTAAGCAGGCATTTGCGTCATAGTCAAACCATCGTGTTCACTAAAAAATAATATGTCAGGAAATTTAACTTGATGAACACCAAATGGATTTGGTTCGTCGAGATAATCTGCAATAAATTGCGGAGATAGTGTTTTCATTGTAGAGCTAACTCTTAAATTAACACTATCGTATGTTGCATTAAATTTAATAGGAGATTTTACAACAAAGGTATTTTTGAGCTCATCTACTACACTAGGACACTGAGAAACAAAAGGACCAAAAAATTGTTTATTATTAATATTTTTTGTAAGTCTTTCAGGATCGTAATAATTCAATTCAGAAACATAATGTTCCTTTATATCATCATACAGTATAGGCGTCCAAAATACCTCAACCATTATTTGTCATAACCTAGTGTAGTAATCAAAGTTTCTAAATCGTCATATGCATCTGCGTGTGAATCCCAGTCTCGTTTTTGTGCAATTTTAATTGCTTTATTAATTAAACTAGGCTTAATATCAAGTTCTTCTGCTACTGCTTTAACAGTTTCTTTAAGACCTGCATTAAGATCTTCTACTTCTTGTAAAACTGTTACTCCTTCTTTTACAAGTCGTTCCAGTTTTGCTTTTTCTTCTGCACCATAGGTACGTGAACCCATAATATTCTCCTTTGAGTGAATAGTTTAGTATAGTATATGATATAATTAGAGGTTTGTCAAGTAATTAAAATACTTTTTTATTATCAAATGCACGTTCCCAACCAAAAAACTGTGCTTTGTAATCTGAATGATCATCTGATGATAAATTAATCCATTCGTCTTTGCGTTGATATAGACGCATTGCTCCATCGAACCAATCTGTGTTATCTATGATATTTTCTAACCGTTCTTTTGCATCTTGTGCTTCGTCTATATTATCAAAGTCTTGTTCAATGTGTATAACTTCCATAACTATATCGTGTGTAACATAGTCTAATGAAAAGTCAATACCCCATTTAGGTTTGATATTAAGAAGTTTTTGTAGTATAGGACGATTAGTTTTGCATACTTCTTCAATTTGTTCTCTTGCTTCGCCCGCAAACGCATAACGAGTGAGTAACATACAATGATCCAACACAAGTCCGTGTTCACTTTGTTCTACATCTGTGTACCATTCCTGTACAGGAGCAATATGGAATTGTATTTCTCTGTTTAATTCAACACCGTTTGCTTCGTAATGTAAATGTTCTAAAGGAGTAGGTACTTCGTATCCATCTTTGTCAAAGTCTTTAAACGGTAGTGTTTCTACTTGTTGTCTGGATATAGGGTTAATAAGATAAGGATATTTGGTAAATTCAGGATGCAAATTTACTAAATTCATTTATTCTCTGCCAGTTTAGCGTAGAGCATATCCTT